TATAATTCCCTTCCCCTTTTTCCTTCCCTTCCCCTTCCAAACTCCAAGTTAGTGCTATTCCCCTGCTTTGGTTGCAGTCCGATTTAGTCCTATTTATGGTACTCCCATCTATACCCGGCATATTCGTTTGACACAGGAGAACCGTCATATAGTTTCTTCATCTTCAACGCTTGAAAAATATTGTATGAACTAAATCCAGCTCTTTTTGCGTCTCTTAACGTCCTAAATCTAACAACTTCTCCGCCGTTTATTGGAACCCCGATGAACGGTTTGCAAGAATTTGACTTCCATGTTTTTCTTGTTCCGTTTTTCTTTTGTTCTTCGATATTTTTTCTTCTCGTGCATGTTCTTCTTTCTTGCGCCGTTCCGTATGTCAAATTGTATGAGTATGTACACCACTCCAAGTTGTCAGCGTTGTTATTTTTTGGGTTTTCGTCTTTGTGGTTGACAATTCCATATTCGTCAGGCTTTGGATTCTCAACAAACGCCAGAGCAACCAACCTGTGTACATGGCGCAAAGTCTGTTTATTATTTGAGCTTAAAGAAACAAACGGATAACCCTGACCGTCATATCCCGGAGATAGAATTTTCCCTCGAAAGAAGCATTTCGTTTTCTTGCCTTTCACCGTTGTATCTAAATACCTGTCAATGCTTCTAACTCTGCCTAGATTTGACACTTCATAATATTCAGAAAACGGCTCGATAGTGACTTTCTTCCAGATTTCTTGCATAAAAAATACACCGCACTTTCAAAAAAGCTGGACAGCATTTCGCCATCCAGCAGATTTGATAATACGGTGTTTCGGAACTTACCCGATTATGCGTTTCCTGCATTATCCCTACAATTATTTTAACGCTTTTGACTTGAAATGTCAATTCAAAAAAATAAAAAAATTAAAAAAAAGACCCCTGCGGTTTTACCCGCAAGAGCCTTTTTGGAGGAATTGCCCGTTTCTACCAGCCAGGATTGTTAGCAATTTTATTATACCACGCTTCCGCTTTGATTTCAAGTGCTATTTGCAAGGAAAAGACCCCTAGTTGCAGCTAGAGGTCTTTTCCCGAGAAAGGATGTATATGATGGAAACCAAGAGAATGTCTAAGTTTATTTGCCGTGCTTATGCTCCATAGTTACAGGATATTCACGGTATTTGTTGCGCACAGCGGCATCGTTTTTGCCAGCTTCGTAGCCAGCAATGAAACATAGAATCATGATGATTACGACTGCTATTGCTTGGATGCAGTTGATGATTAAAGACATTTCGCGCTCTCCCACAATTTTAAAAGTTTCGGGCCTTGAATGGCAATCCAGTCAACAATTTCTTCATTCATGGCCCAAGCGGACTCTGACTGTAAACCGCTTTCAGAAAGCATTGCGTGGGTGAGTTCGTGCCGCATAACTTTGTTTCTGTACGCTTTAAGGTCTTTCTTGCTGTCCGGCGATTTAGAAGCCTTGCTCATGTCGTCCACATAGATTTCTTTTGCAGAATCATCGCAAAATCCATCCATGTTGCATAGCCTTGGCTCTTCCTGCTCATTGGCGAGAATCACGCTGTAATCAGTGCCTAGAACATTGACCGTTTTCGTGTTCACTATCTGCACCTCTAATTTCAAATTAAGCCCACACGCAGGTCTTGCTCCTGACTACTCGCCGTTGCTTTGGTGCGAGCCGCCCTTGCCGCCGTGATTTTCTAAATCGTATATGGCTAATACGCCACCACTTGGCTGGCTGTGCGGGATAACTCAACGGCGGTGTCCCCTTAACTGCACACGCTTTAATCTTCGCCACAATCGCAATGGAGCTTAGCGGAACCGTTGGTATTGCCGACTTACACGGCAAGGCTCACCCTGTATTACAGAATCCGCCACATGGTACGCACTGTTAGTAGGCGCGTGGCGGTTGCCTAGCTGGGAACGGAATGCGCTTGCACTAGCCTATTTACCAGCATCATCGGCCTTGGTGCTGAATCGAGGACTTGAACCCCGAACCCCCTGATTACAAAACAGGTTCTCTACCGGTTGAGATAATCCAGCATGTGCGGCTTGCCGTTTGCACGACCATTGTCATCGTTTGTGAGGTATACCGCGCACTCTCACACAGACTGGGCGCTACCCAGTCATCTGGCGCAGAACAGAGGACGCGAACCCCATCGCTTTTGGCGACACTCGGTTTTCAAGACCGCTCCCGCACCTCGCGGGTTTATTCTGCATGAGAATGACCGCTTATAACTCACAATTAAGCAATGCCCAAGTTGCATAACTGCTATAAGTCTGCGGTCTTAACTTTAAGCTGTGACTTTAGGAGAAAAGATATGCAAAGCCCCTTTCCAAGGCTCGTGGCGGTTTCTGATGGATTTGCACCATCATCTGTTGCCATGGACAACTGCTTTGCTTAAACTAAGAAACCATAATAGCCGACTGCTGTTTGAAACCCATCGGCTGAATAAGCATCTCGGGTCGGTAATCGGGAAAAAATCGCAAACCCAATCACGCCAAAAGGAGGTATACTATGGACACAGCCCATACTATACGGTGGTTGCGGGTGCTGGATTTGAACCAACGAATGTCGCAGTCAAAGTGCGATGCCTTACCGCTTGGCTAACCCGCAATAATGCCTATCGGTACTTGCATTGTTAAGCGGACAGCTTGTAAGCAAGCTACATGACATAGGCAAAATCTGTTGTGCCTTGCTCGCTCCGGCGCTCTCGGCGCTCTGTCGGCATTGGCGTATTCCCAACAGCAGGAAATCTGTGCTTTAAGACTTGGAACTCACACAGCAGTTCGTCCCCAGATGAAGCAATCGTTCAAATGGCTTATCTGTTGGAGTGTCTTTATTATAGCACACTCCATGTTGCATTGCAATGGACTTTTGTTGCAAAACTGATTATTTTTTGCCGATTCTGATTGCAATTCCTGTCAGAATACCAAAGATAAGTATCACAAGCATAACAGGCCAAATCAGAATTGCAAGCGTAATAACCTTGTTTTCGTATCTGTCTGCATCATCGCCGAGAATCGCAATGCAAACCCCGGCAATCACAGTACCGGCAACCAAGTACATGAACACAAACCACAGGATTTTAAAAATCATGAACTCACCCCTTTGCCGTCAGATTCTTGATGCTTTCCGTGAGCATCTTGTTCATCACTTTCAGCGTTGCAATTTCATCGTTCGCGGATTCAAGCTGTTTCTTGTAATACTCCACCATTACGGAGTTCGCAATGTTATCCGCTTCCTGCCTTTCCAGCGTTTGTACGGCCTTGTCTGCCGCGATTGTATCTTCACCCACGCTACGGCTGAAATCACCGTCACAAGCCTTGCAGATGTCCGCTAGGGCACAATGCTTGGCGCACTCATCACAACCGTACTTGGACATTGTGAACTTGCAGTGTGATTCTGCCATCCTCTCATTCTGTGTCATCGGTGTCATTTGTTTTTCACCTCGCAATTTCCATTGCACTTGCACTTGCCGTAAACCTTGCTTAGCGGCGGGTGCTTTCCACAGCTTTTCCGCTCCGTGCAGAACGGATAACTCGGATTTACCTCGCACTTCGGAACCATCATGTCTGCAATTTCGGGAGAAACTTGTTCGACTTCTTTTTTCATCTTGCCGAACATCGTTCTGATTTCCTCTTGCGCTCTGTTGCAAAGCCGCAAATGACTTGCTTCAATCAGTGCTCGTGCGTTGGCTGACAGGTACAATTCTGTTCCCATCGCATTAGGCAGCACCATTCGAGCATCTTCTTTAGCTGCTCCGCTTGCCAGCAGGACTTGATACTTGTCGATGTCCTCGCAGTAAGCCTGCAATGCGATTTCAAACTGTTCGTCATTGAAAGCCTTGGGAATGATACAGCCAAGAACGCCATTTCCGCTTTCATCGCAATAGCGCTGGCTACGAACTGACAGGCTTATGTGTCTGTGTCTTGACAACTGTGCCAGACATACGCGACTGATTCCACTTACGTGAAACGTGAAGTATGCGTGCTCATACACGCTCATGTGACAGGTTTTTGCACAGCCCTTTGCAATACGGTAGCTGTGAAAATCCGGCTCGCTGTCATAGCAGACACTTGCGCACTGTTCGACTACTTTCATGGGATTGTACTTGTATCTCTCGCTTGTCGGAGTGGAGTAAGCAATAAGTTCAACTTGCATCAGCCCTTCACCTCGTTATCATCTTCGATTTCAAACCCGATATAGGTCATAGCCTTTTCAAGGTCAATTAACTTTGTGTTATTTGCTTTCTTCCCGCAACGCGCAATGTATTTCAACGCATTGCCGAGATTCCAGTTAAGACCCCAAGCCTTGATGACCTTGCGCGGCTCGTAAGCCGAATCCGGGTTGTAGTAGTCCGGACGAATCATCAGACCATTGTCTGCCTTTTTGATTTCCTTGCCACCGATAGACTTTGACGCGGTAACGACCTTGCAAACAACCTTTCGTCCAGTCTCTCTACCATGTTCATCAATCTCGCGCAAAGCGACCATTTTGTCAGCATCGGCAAAAAGCTCCGCAAAGTCTTTAGCAGTAATCGTAAGTTCTTTCATCTTTAATTCTCCATTTCTTTCGCAACTTTTCCAAACAGTTCAAACTCAAACTGTTCGATTTTTCCGAACTGTTCGTGCATTATTATTTTCCCGTAGAACCAAAGCCAGCCGAGCCGCGCTCTGACTTTTCAAAGCATTCCTGCGTGTCGATTAACTCTAAGTTGAACTTAGCAATCGGCAGAATGACCATCTGCGTGATTTTATCGCCACGGCTGAACACATAATCCTCGTCGCTGTGATTGTACAGCTTAACGCGAATGCTGCCGTCATAAAGCGCATCCACAACGCCAGTTGCAGTCAGTCCGTCATTGATGTTCAAACCGCTCTTTGACTTAATGAAGCCAACATTTCCGACAGGAATCTGAACATGGACACCAGTGTCAACTGTGTAATCGCCATGCGCCGGGACGATAAACGCAACAGGTGTGCGTAAATCCATTCCTGCATCTGCATCGTGAGCGTATGTCGGCATATATGCGCCAACTTCAAGAAAAACTTTCATTCGTCTGCTCCTTTTCGTTTAAAAAATAGTTGATTCGTTTTTCTGTATGTTTCAGAACCGCGATTCTCTGCTTTGCCTAGGTTCTGTACAGCAACATCGTAGTGGAACTTGCACAACTTTGAGTTAGCGTAAGTAGGCTTCCCGCATCTTGCGCACATTCCGCGCTCTCCGTAAAGAACGATTGGAATTTCTTTTGATTCGTTATACTTTTTCTTGCGCCTTGTATTGATTTTTGCTCTGCAAATGTCGCATATCTGATATTCGCCCGTTTTCCGCTTCCCACATTGTACGCATATCCCTTGCGCTATGAGGTCTAAGCGGTGCTGCGCGCGTTTGCTTTTTTGCTCGGCAACTTTATCGGCTGTGAGATTTCTAGGCTTTTTAGACCGCTCTCTGTCGGCCATACGGCATTGTAGACAAGTGGCATAACCTTCATCAGCTTTTTGCTTGCAACAAACAACGCAAATTCCGTTTTTCTTAGCCCATTCCCGTGTTTCTTTGTTGTACTTCCTGTTGTACGCAAGGCGTTTTTCTCTGTCAGCGTAAGCCATCACTTATCACCGCCCAAGAAATCCGTCATGTGCTGAATTGCGTGGTTCACATTCTTGGCTTTGTCTTTGTCGTAACTCCAACTTAGCCACTTCTTGATGTTGTCTTTGCCCTCAACAGTGTAAGTGCCGTCGTCATAGGATATGAACCGAGTTCCAACACTCGCATCAAACGCAATTCTATTTGCTTTGCCGTCTTTCACGAAGTAAACCAGACCTGTTTCATCGCCAGAAATGATTGTAACATCAATCTTAGTGATAAATCCGTCAATTTCCGGGAACATTTTCTTCCTGCCTTTGTAATCATACGCAAAGAAGTCAGCCTTGATTCCCAATATATCTATTTTTTCATACTTACTATTTCCGTAGTAATCTTCTCCGTGTTCTTCGGATTTCTTCCGTGGCGCTTTCTTTTTGCCGCTATTTCCCTCGACATAAGCCTTGTAGTCGTGAAATTCTTCGAGGCAACTTATGCTCCAAAGAAATCCATCATACGTTGGATTGGAAAACGCCAATGTGTAAACGGTATCTTCGCCTTCGGAATAAATACTTGTAATTTTACCAACTTCACCCGCCATACTAACCATACCGCTTGTTACTAAAGGCGATTTTATTTTTCGGCCATTCACAGTAGACCATATATACCCGCTTTTATCGCGCCTTTTCGCAATATCGCGCCTAACTGTTACGGTGTCTCCAACCTTGAGAGGAAAAGACGGGGAAGATTCTGTCCTACGTTTAGCATCTGCTTCCTGTTTGTCTCTCCAAGCGTTAAATCCGTCAAACATTGAAATATCCCATTGCCAACCATAATCCACGTCAGTAACAGCCAGATTGTAAACGTAACCGCCTACAATGCACTCATTTGGTAAAGCCTCTGTAATAGTAGCAATACAGCCGCCAAATTTTTCCATTTGGTGCACAACACCAGCACTTCCGAACTCCGTGCCGCAAATGCAAAATTTGTCAAAGCATTCTTTTAAATCTTTGCGGATTAAAACTTTTTGACCGACTTTCAGCGGTAATTCCCACTTAGCGCCATCGACTTCAACAGAATTGTCGGAATTGCCTTCTTCCACTTTTTCAAGCAGCGCATGCTTCCAAAACCATGTAGAACTACGACTGCATCCGTTGATTTTAATTGTGTACAGAGCGCCTAAAAGCGGCATTTCGTTTTTTGGTGGAAAAACTTCTACCACTTTTGCCGTTTTACCTGCGTAACTCTGCATTTCAAGCGAAATAACGTAATTTGATTTTTCTACCTGCGTAGTTCTGTTTGGAAATATCCTTCTATATCTATTAACGTCTTTTTCTAATAATGCAGCCAAATCATCAATGTCTCGCCTTATTCTTACTTCATCTCCCACATTGAAAAGTCTGCCATAGCAATTTTTGAGCAGTTCGTCCATGTCAAATCTCCTTTCTCTAGCTCTGGTATGATTATACCGCGTCTATCGCAGTGTGTGAATGGACAGATGTTGCAGGATTTATGTATTATTTGAGTGTCAAGTAAAAAGCACCAAAGTTTAAAGCGAAAATAAGCGACAACGCGCCAGCCACTATCGCCACAGCCGCGAATTTACCCATTAGTTCTTCCATCTTGCCGTTGTCCATGTCCATAAACATTGCACCCAACGTACAAAAAAGGAGAAGCAGTATAAGACAGTCAAAAAACACAATCAAGCCAGAGAATGCCAATACTCTGCAAATTTCAGCGCTCATTCAAAAATCCCCCTTACTTTAGCTTCCCGGCGCTCGCTTGGAGTGCCCGGATTCCAGTTGTTTGCATAGCCTTTGATTACATTCTGCCACACATAGCCATCACCGCCACGCGAAGGCATCCAAAAGCGGTCTGCGCAGTTATCGCAGATATTTTTCCACGCTTCAAGAAACTTGCTTAAATAGGCTTCTCTCGCACTCTCACGATATAGTGCATGGTCGAGCCAATAGTCAAACGCTCCTTCCATTGTAAGAGTAGCAACTCCGTGGTCTGTGCCACATTGCATCGAAAACGGAACTTCTTCCATAATCGCCATGCCGTATGCCTTACCAAGCAGCGCTGCTCTCAACAATTTGATGTCCTTATCATCCATATCTGTTAAATTTTTAACAAGCGGCTTCTTCTTTACAATGCCTGCGGCGCTGTTTTCCTCGCTATCGCTCGTAGGCTGACAGGGAAAAGTAAATGGGTCATTTCCTGTCATTTCTCTGCTAATATCCCAAAGCGATTTTGTTTTTTCGTTTCTCACCGATTCCGCAGGAATTGGTGCATCGCTTGCGCTTGAATCGGTTTGTTGAGAAATATTAGCTCTAATCTTACTGTTTTCTAACTTACTATTTTTGGTTGCGTGTCGAGGAACAACCCCGTTGTTCTTCGAGGAACAACCCCCATCTGCTGTTTCAAGCAAAGAAAAATACTTCTTCGTCAGATGAATGTATGTGTAAGTTCCAAATTCGTCTTTCTCTACAAGCATTTTAACAAGTCCGAAGTGCTCAATTTTCTTAAATCTTGCGGCAACGGCTCTTTTGGTTGCGTTCAGAATCGGCAAATCTTCCACGATTTTCTTGTAGCTGATATATGCGTATTCTTCATCATTTACCTTTTTCTTGTTCATTCTGGGATAAAAGTGCAAGAGCCATTGAAGAATAAGCGTGTCAGCCGCGTCAATTCTAACTTCGTGCGGCTTTTTGTCTTTGCCAATCATAACGTCAACCATGCACGCAAGTTCTTCTTGCGGAAAACCATTTACAAATTTCATCATGTTGATATATCTCCAAATAGTCAAAAAAGCCATTACTGGACGCAAATGCGGTACGCCCCGTAATGACTTCTTTGACAGATTCTATTCAGTTTTTGTGGCCTTGTTCAGACCGCATTTCCGAACAGAACCCATATCTGTATTATAGCAGATGAAAGCGGAAAAGTCAATAGGTTTAGAAAGGTCTTTTGAAAGCAGTAACTTTGCATCCAACGATTGTCTGAATAAGAATCGACAACTGGCTCAATCCGTCAACGAAATCATCATGGTTATTCTTAGCAAGCTGTGAATATGACCACATTTCACGCATGGCAGCACCGTATTCGCTTCCAGCTTCGTACATACTCTCATGCTTAAAGAAAAAGTGTTTTTTGATATAGTCTGACTGCGTAAGGATTTTTGTCTGCTTGTTTGCTGTCGTTAGTTTCGTTCTGATTGAAGTGTGCGCCCCAATCACTTGCAGTTCCTTTTCAATATGCTCCGCAATCATCAAGCCTTGGTTGTTTGATTCTACCTGATTGATTGATATTTTGTGCTTTTTGCATTTCTGCGCAATCTCTGGGACAACTATTGTCGGTAATGCAGAGTTGTAAACAACATCTTCGATGTAAACATCTTCTCCGTAGATGTATCCTACCGGCATTGATGTAAAGTCACCGCCACCAAGAGCCGTATCGGTGACGGACAAAATTGCGTCCGGTTCAATGCCTTGCGGAAGCTCCATATAGTATTGAAGCGTGTCTTTTTGGAAAATAGCGCCGCGGGTTTCGATGGGCTGCTGCTGAAATTCAGATGCCCACTGGCTTTCTAGTGTTAGCTTTCGCTCGTTTCTGTAATATTCCGTGCTGAAACCAAGACCGTATTTGTAACGGAAGTTTGATTCGTCTGTAACGGGGTCAAGCGCTGGCACTTCGACAATCTTCACACGCCAACCAAGCTGTTTGCCCATTTCTTGCAAATGGCCGATAGGGTCATGAATGGAATACCGAGTGCCGATAATAATAATCGGAACACCCTCTTTTCGTCTGCCGAGTACATCACCACGGATTTTGTTCCACAGCAAGTCAAGGCGAGCGTAGTTGTTCGCTTCCTCAAAGCCACTCACGGGGTCGTCAATCGAAAGAAAGTTGCTTGCTTCCGTAGCGCCCGTCAGTTTGCCATCAATGGAACGGCACGTTATTGTGGGAAAACGCTTTTTTGAGTTCAAGTCGATTGACTTTAACTCCGCGTTAGTGTTCGCAATGGTTGCTCCCGGGAAAACATCCCAATAATTATAAGTTGCCCTGTCCTGCATGATTTCAAGGCAACCATCATAGAACGATTTTACAAGCTGGTCGCCTTGTCCTGTCAATAGAATTGACTTGTCCGGGTACATTCCAGCACGCCAAATTGAGAACAAAATCGAACCAAGTTGCGATTTTCCGCATCTTTTCGGCATGGAAACCGTCAAGAGGTCTAGTTTTCCGTCTGCTATGTCTTGATAGCCGTCAACAATCTTTTTTAGCTGGTTCTTCCTTGGTGCGTAGAAACGCTTATCTGGTCTGCGGTCAAACTCCAAGTAGAGCAAGAAACTGTCAAAATATTTATGAGCCAAAAACAGCAGCGAACTCTTAGTTAGGACAAGCCACTTTCGTTTGTCGTCAATGTCTCGCGCATTTGCCACGTTGAACAGGCAGGCGTTGTAAACTTCCATGCCTTTCTTAAAGGCATACTCTGCTTCTACGGTTTTTGTTTCATAGCTGCCGTCATCTTTTGCGGTTGCGTTTGCACAGGCTGAAAGCAATGCTTCCGCAAGGCGAATATCTTTCGGGTTCTCTTTCAGCAACTTGGAGAACGAAGCAATTCGCTTATGGTCGTTAATCTGTTGTTGTCTTTGCATTTGCAACCACCTCTTTAGGAACTTGAATCAGTTTTCCGCAATGCGGGCAAGCTATAAACAGCTTCTCGCCACGGTAAAGAATCCATTGCTTTACTTCTTCCTCAATAAACCAGTAGTTACCTCTTACGCCATGCCTTGGCATACCCATGGCAACATATTTGCTAATTGTGGTGCTTGAACCGTAGCCCTTGAAAGTCAATTCCTTGGCTGTGAGTGGCTTAACTTCCACTTTGTCAACCCCTTTCTGTGATGTTTATGGCTTAATTATAACTTATGACGGCAACTTTTTCAAGCGTGAGAGCAAACTATGGCAAGATTGTTGCGCGTAGGCCAAAAATAAATTATTATGTAAGCAAGCAAATAGGGGGTGAACTAATGCTTAATAAAGGCCGAAATAGAATCTATTCTTCTTATGAACCTGATGAGATTGACGCTGTTGCAGTTGCCCGGATTCTGGCTGATGCGATTCCTGTTCACCTTAACAATGCTCAAGACATTGACTATTTGCATAATTATACAAAGGGTATTCAGCCTGTACTTGACCGTACAAAGGAAGTGCGCCCGGAAATCAACAATAAAATTGTTGAGAACCATGCGTATGAGATTGTCGAGTTTAAGACCGGCTATTGCTTTGGCTCTCCTGTAACCTATGTAGCAAGGGCTAAAAACGATGACAGGGTTCAGACGGCAGATTATACTGCCGACAAAAAAGAACCGTCAGAACAGCCCTCTAAGTTGCGCAAACGCGGCAATGAGGATAAGGTGAACAAGCTGAATACGCTTTGCCTTAACGATGACAAGCCGAATACAGACAGAGAGCTTGCTGACTGGATTTTTGAGTGTGGCGTTGGCTACAAAGCTACATTCCCGCTTTCCGCTTCTGCAATGCGCAGAAAGGAAAAGTCTGCACCGCCGTTCCATACATCTGTGCTTGACCCGCGAAACACCTTCTGCGTGTATAGCACAAACATGGAACACTCCAAACTGCTAAGTTGCAGTTATCACAGGAAGCACGGCTCTGGTCAGACTGACACGGTTGAAATCGTTGCCTATACGGATGATAACGTGTACACGACATCGCTTCCGTATTCAATGCCCGTTACTGATGACAGTGACCAGTCAACATCTTGGATGGACATTGTGGTCAGTGGGACAACCCAATTTGAAGTTGCGCCCAATCCTATGGGGATTAACCCGATTGTTGAGTATGACGCTAACACTTCACGATTGGGTTCTTTTGAGCCTGTTATCGAACTTCTTGACGCGCTGAATGAAACAGTTTCAAACCGCGTTGATGGTGTAGAGCAGTTTGTGCAGAGCTTCATCAAGTTCATTAACTGCGACATTGACGAAGATACCTTTAAGGCAATGAAAGAACTCGGCGCTATCAAGGTTCAGTCAAATGGTCAGTACACTGCGGATGTTGACATTATCACAAGCGAACTGAATCAAGACCAGACGCAGACGCTTGTCGAGGATATGTACAACAAGGTTCTTGCCATTGCTGGTGTGCCTGATAGACGCGCTTCTGCTGGCGGCAACACCGGTCAAGCGCTTATCATCGGTCAAGGCTGGACAAATGCAGAAAGCCGCGCATTGAGCTTTGAGAAGATGTTCTTCAAGAGCGAGCGGGAAACTATTCTCGTCACCTTGAAGATTCTGCAAAGCTATCCGCAATTCAAAGTTACAGGTCTTGAAACAGCGGATATTGACATCAAGTTTACTCGGAACAGAACTGACAATCTGCTGAACAAGAGCCAAGTGCTTTTGAATCTGCTTCAAGCTGGCGTGCATCCGCTTGGCGCGATTTCCCTTAGCGACATCACCAGTGACCCGGAGAACCTTTATGCAATGAGCGAGGAATTTATTATTCCTAAGTGGAAAGTAGATAACACGCAGCAAGAGGAACGCACTGGAACTGATGACATGACAAATAAAAAGCAGGACGCTGACAGCGCGCAGAACGCACAGCGCAATGCTAAAGCTAATGATACGACAACTTCTGGCGATAACAACGCACAGAACGATGCAATCAACAAGGCTAAATCGGAGCAATAACTCTGATTTAAAATATTTCGCCTATCTTGCTGGCGCTTAACTGCAAGAGACTGTGGATTCACAACACGTTTAAACAGTGGAAAGGAAAACTCTTATGGCATTTGACTTTACCGCAATCTTTGGCGACGCAGAGAGCATGACCAAAGAGCAACTTGAAACCGCGCTTCAACAAAAGGGCATTAAGCTGGCAGACCTCGGCACTGGCAAGTATGTTGACGCTGGCAAGTATCAGAACGCTGTATCTGAACTAGACCAACTGAAACAGAACAAAATGACCGATGCAGAGAAGCAAGCCGCTGACATTGCTGCTATCAAGGCACAAAACGCAGCGCTCATGAAAGACCGGCGCAAGAGTAAGATTGAATCTGAACTTGCGAAGAACGGCATTAAAGCAGATGGGTATTCCAAGCTGATTGACAAGTTCTCCGACATGGAAGATGAAGATGCGATGGCTGGCGCTCAAACCATCATCGACACCTACAACGCCGAGAAGGAGAGCATCACAACTCAAATTCGGCAGGAACTCATGCAAGGCATGAAACAACCCTCTGGTGGCGGTTCTGGCGATGGTCAGAAAGAGTTCTCCAAGATGACCATGCAGGAACGGATGGAGCTTAAACAGAAAAACCCGGAACTGTACAAAGCCGAATCCGCGAAATTGGCGAAACACTTCTAAATCTAAGTTAAAGAGAGGAATCAGACAATGGCTGTTACTGGTACTTTTGGTGGTTTCTACTTCGACCCCGATGTTTTCACTGATTACATCCAAGAGGTAGACCCCGTACACACTTCAATTATCAACTCTGGCGTTCTGCGCGTGTCTCCCGACATTTCCGCAGTTCTGACCGATAAGAACAATGTTTTCACTGTTCCCAACTACGCGCCCCTGTCTGGCGATGCTAAGAACTATGACGGCGAGACAGACAACACCCCTGTTGATGTTTCTTCTAACAAGCAGACCGGCATGGCGTTCCGCCGCATGGCCGCTTGGAAAGACCAAGACTTCACTCGTGAGCTGACCGGCGCTGACCCTCTGGGCGATGTTGCTCGCAAGGTTGCTTACTACCAGCAGAAGAACAACCAGAAAGAGCTGCTGGCCGTTGTTGACGGTGTTCTGGGCGTTTCCGGCATGAACACTCACGTCAAGGACATTTCCGCAAGCAAGGGTAGCCAGACAACTGCCACTGCCACTGCCGAGAACCGCCTGTCTGGCGATACTTTCCTTGATGCTGCGCAGGAAGCTCTGGGTGACAACTTCGATGACCTGACCATGGTTGCTATGCACTCTCGCGTGTACACCAACCTGCTGAAGCTGCAACTGGTCAACAACATTGCTACCACTCCCGGCGCTTATAGCCGTGGCGTTCAATTCGGTCTGCTGCTGAACAAGTATCTGGTTATGGTTGATGACAGTCTGACAACTGGCACTAAGGACGGCCTGACCACCTACAACACCTACCTGCTTGGTGAGGGCGCTATCGCTACTGCTCGGAATGTCCGCATTGACCGTCCGAACTATGTCGATTACGACCCCGAGAGCAAGGGCGGCGTGAACAAGCTGTACAGCAAGTGGGGTATGGCTCTGCATCCGCTGGGCATGTCTATTGACACAACCCAGATTGCTAAGAACTCTCCCACCCGTACAGAGCTTGGCACTGCTGATAACTGGACTAAGGTCTGGGATGCAAAGAACATTAAGCTGGCTAAGATTGTCTCTAACGGCTAATCTAAGTCGGAACTAAGGAGTGAGAACAGAGTTATGGAAGAAAAACTTCAACAGTTGAAAATCATGCTCGGCATTGATGGCACAGACGAAGATGAACTCCTAATTCTGTTGCTCACTCAAGCTAGTGATAGAATCGTAGGGGCGGTGTATCCGTACAAGGACACATCCGGCGTTGGATTGCCGCCCCGATACGGTTTTCTGCAACTAGAAGTTGCGGAGCGTATGTACAACTTGAGAGGTGCGGAAGGCGAAAAAGAGCACATCGAGAACGGAGTTCATCGTACTTATGAAAGCATCGAGGACTTCATCAGAAACAACGTTGTGGCCTTTTGCGGCGTTCCTGCGGTGAAAACAGATGCGCAGTCTTGAAAAGAACAAGCGTAGCGTCTGGTTCTCCAATCCTGTTGTGTCTGGCGAAGATGAAACGGGCAACGATGTATTAACATACAGCGACCCGATTCACGCCATGCTCAACATCTCCGCGCCAACGGGCTACGCATACGGAACAGAAAACGGCATGTGGCTTGGTTATGATTATGTCATAACTGTGACTTGCAAAGAGTTTGGGTTACTGAATTTCGTAGAGGGGAAAACTCTTGTATGGCACAATAAGACACCGCAGGACGGCTCTGCTAACTTGATTGTTGACAGAGTTGCGGATAGCATAAATCAAGTCAGAATCGGTTTGAAGCATAGGTGATTCCAATGCCTAGTGTAAGGCGAGTATGGCTCGGAACAAAGGGAATAAAAGAGCTTGTGAAACAATATGACATCATGGCAAAGGATATTCAGAAATACACCGAATCCGCGCATGATTATGTTGTGGAACGCGCTAAAGCTGAATACTCCGGCAGACTTGCGGACGCAGACGGCGTGGACGTTGAGTGGCAGTCAACTGGTAAGAGTTACCGCGCACGAATTTACAACCACGACATTAACGCAAAGTTTGTTGAGTATGGCACTGGTCTTAATGGCGTTGGTACATTCCCCGGTGGAAATCCGAACCCAGAGGGCGGTACTTGGAATTACAATTCAGGTAAGCACTCCGGCAAGGACGAATATATTACTATGAAGAATGGAAAGATACTGCACGTTCCTTACGGACAGTGGATTCCACCCGGGGATATGCCATACACAGACCCCAAAACAGGTCAAAAGCACATTTTCACTTGCGGCCAAAAGGCTCAAGCGCCTATGTACCTGACCGTTCAAGAAGTCAAGAAAAATATGCCTACATGGGTTCGCACATCTTTCGCACAACATGGAATCCAGCTAAAGGAGAAATAAAGTGGATATTAAGAATTATGAAATTGATATTCGCAAGTATCTTCTCTCGAAGCTGAAAGGCGAAGTTAGTGGTATTCGGGTTTATGCCGGTGCGAACACTGGCGACCCGCATTATCCAGCTGTTATTGTCACGCAGACAGACAGCAGTGCGCTAAGTTCGACTTATGATTCCGCTGGTTGGCATCATGTTCGTTATGCGTTTGATGTGAATGTATACACGCAAGGCGAGAATGACCGAGAAAGTGCCGCTTCTATCGCAAATCTTGCAGCTAACGCAATGCAGGAACTAGGGTTTCAAATGGATTCCCGTGACCCAAACATGGGCGATAAGACGCAGAAATATCAACGGGTGGTTATGCGTTTTACTGCCATCATTAACACTGAAACAGATACAACTTACAGGGGGTAAAATTAAATGGCTATTTCAAGCTATAATGTAGTTCTCAAAACCTCTGATACGGCTGCTGGCGCTTACACAGAACTGGTTGCCGTCAAGGACTTCCCTGACCTTGGCTCTGCCCCTGACACCATCGAAGTCACTACTCTGCGTGACAAGATGAAGCGGTACATTCAAGGTCTGCAAGATACTGGCAGTTTTGAGTTTACTTACAACTACACTAAGGCAGACTTCACAAAGGTAAAGGCTCTCGATGACAACGCACAGCATTTCTTTGAGCTGGATTTCGGCAATGACGGTGCTGGCGGTGAGGGTTCTTTCTACTTCTCCGGTCAGGTTTCTACTTATGTCTCTGGTGCTGGCACTGGCGCAGTTGTGGAAGCTAAGATTATCGTCACTTGCGATTCCGAGGTCAAGACCGAGAAGCCGTCCGCTTAACTAACAGCAAGGCGCTCTCCTGCGGGGCGGGGAACTTTTCCCCTGCTCCGTGCCTTGCGCCCTTTATTGGGCGAGGCGGGAGCGCCAAACTATAAAGCCTAACTCATAGTTAAAGGAGAGCAATTATGAAAATTAACGGCAAAGACTTTTCCGTAATGGAAGTCACATTCAATCATGTTTGCGCACTCGAGGATATGGGCATCGACCTTGGCTCAAGTGGCAAAACTATGTCTACGCTTCGCGCTTTCGTTGCGCTGGCTCTGAACGAGACTGTTGAGGAAGCCGGTACTGACATCGAAAAGTATGTCGAGGAAGGGAACGACCTCAAGGAACTTGTCAGTGTTATGACTGAATCAATGGAGAAAAGCGGTTTTTTTCGCGCTCTCGCCAAGAAAGCAGACACGGGGAAAGCAACTGTGCAGAAAGTTCCCGAAAAGAAAGCGTAAAATACAAAAATATGCGCGATGCCATCTATAAAGGGTGGCTACCGCAAGCATTGGCAATGGGGGTTGGGTATGACACATTCTGGTCGCTCAACCCCTTTTTGCTGCAACCTTTTTATGACGCTTTCAAGATAAAAACCGACCTGACGCTTGAAACGAACAATGTCTCCGCATGGCTTAACGGAGCGTATGTTCTTCGCGCTCTCGGTGCTTCTTTTGGCAAGACGGCATATCCAGACAAGCCCACAGAATTGAATTTGACTTCCAAGCCAGAGCAAGAAAAAACAGCTAGAATGAACGCAGATGCCGCTAAATTCTATGCTTGGTCTTTGGAGTGGAACAAGATGATTAAAGAAAAACACAAACGGGAGAGTGGTGAGATAAATGGCTGATGAACTCGGTTTTGAAATCAACTCCGATGCTAGAGGTGCTATAAATGCTCTATCAGAACTTATGGATTCTCTTAGAGATACAAGTAGAACACTACAAGACACGCTAAATACAACTTCCCAAGGAAACATTGCATCATCAATCGCAGAGCAAGCAGAAGCCGCTCACGCAGCATTGGACGGTCTCGGACTCGATGAATTTGATTCTCAGGAAGCAAAACTTCAAAGCGCAGTTGCAAGCGCAAGCGCTGCATTTGAAAATCAAGCCGCAAAAATCAACATTCTTGCAGCAGAAATAGAACGCTTGGAATATCTGCAAGATGAAATTGATGATGACGATGATGCCGCTATGGATAGGAGCACTATCGCTTTAGCTAAAAAGCAGTTAGCGCTATCACAGGCACAGCAAAAACTCGCTTCTTATGGCGTTCAACTTGAAGTTGCAAAGCAGAAACTGGATGATTTTTACGATTCACAAGAAGCAGCAAATGATTCAGTTGAAGATATGGACGAGCCAGTAAAAAAGGCAACAAAAGAGAACAATACATTCCTTGCACAACTGGTTCGTTCTGTCAAAAATATCGCGTTCTATCGTATAGTTCGTGGCGTGATTAAGTCAATCACAAACGCTGCGAAAGAATCCGCAAACGCAATGGCCATTTGGTCGCAGCAGTTTGACACAGGCGCGACTGGTGCTATTGCCAGCTTCAATGACAACATTTCGTCTATTGCATCTAACTTGCTGTTTGCACGTAACGCAATTATGGCCGCAGTAGAACCCATCATCTCCGCATTAACTCCCGCGTTCAATATGCTTGCATCGGCTATCGCGAACGCATTTAATATGCTTTCTCACTTCCTTTCTGCGCTAACTGGCCGTTCGTTCTATAACAAGGCAATTAAGAACAACGTAAACTACGCAAACTCTCTGAAATCTGGTAGCAAGGCCCAAAAGGCGTTCCTTGCTGGGTTTGACGAACTCGAAGTTGTGCAAAGTTCGCAAGGCGGCGGCGCTGGCGGCACTCTTGGCGTTGACCCGTCTGCGATGTGGGAGCGTTCGGAAGTCGAAGATAGCATGAAGAACCTGACAGAGCCGTTCCGTAACGCAATGGACAATCTGCGCAGCATCTTCGACGAACACGCAGAAGGTCTTAAATCTGCCGCCAGTAATTTGTTCAGTTCAATTTCAAACTGGGCTAGTGCAATCGACGCAAGTTTCTGGGATAACTTCTTTGGAGAGGGCCGCATTGGCGCACTGCTGTTCAATGACGCATTGACGTTGCTTGAAGATACTATGAACGACCTATCAATCGTCATTAACAATATTATTGCTCCGTTCGCAAGCGGTTTTATTCAAGGATTCTCTGACGCTGCAACTGTGATTTACAAGTTTATAAGAGAAGCACTTGGCCCTGTTTATGACAAAATTCAAGATGTTTTCGGCTTTATTGACGAGCATGGCGATACAATCTCTAAGATTTCGGAGAAAATTGGCTATGTTGCTGGCGTAATTGCAGCGGTTATTGCCGCAATTATGGCGGCTAAAGTTGCTATTTCTGTCGTTACAGTAGTTATCGGCGTGCTTACGAACCCTATTGGCTTAGTTATCACCGCAATCGCTGCGCTTATTGCCATTTTTGTCAAGCTGTATGACGAAAACGAGGAATTTAGAAACTTCGTTGATGGCATCATTCAGTGGGCAAAAGAGATTATTCCTGGCATTATCCAAGGAATCCAAGACGCTTGGGCTGGATTTAAACAGTGGTGGAAAGAAAGGTGGAATAGTGTCATTGAATGGTTCAAGGACATTTTCGGAATCCATTCTCCGTCCACTGTCTTTAAGGGCTTTGGCGAAAACATTGTCCAAGGCTTGACTAATGGCATTAACGGATTTATTGAAAAAGTACGTAGTGCGATTAGAAAAGTCAAGGAAGCGCTCGACCTGTCCAAGATGAAAGAAACTGCCAAAGGTTGGGGTTCTGACTTTGTGCAGGGTTTGTCTGACGGCATCAGAAGGGCAAAGGAATGGGCTAAGAGCGCCGCTGACGCAGTTGCCCAAGGCATTGCATCTGTGCTTCACTTCTCGCGTCCCGACGAGGGCGTTCTTCGTGATTACGAGAAGTGGATGCCTGATTTTATGCGTGGCCTTGCAAATGGTATTGACACTAACGCAGACTTGGTATATTCTAGTGTTAATAACCTTGCTTCCGGCATGAAGTCTGCAATGACAGTACCTATGCTCGGCGTAGGAAGCGTTTCTGGGCAGTTTGGTAGCGACATGGGTTCTTTCACGCAAGCGCAAATTGACGCGAATGCAAGCCTTGCAGATGTGTTCTGGCAAGGGTGCATGGCTGTAGTGCAGGCAATAAATGACAATCAACTCGAAGTTAGCATTGGCGATGATGTGATTGGCCGTGCCGCTACTCGCTATAATCGAAAGCAAGCAGTAATCAATGGGGGTGCATAACAATGGCAAGTCCACTTGACAGACCGCTGTCAACGCAATTTTTTGTTGATGGAACGCCCCTGTATGAGCCTGATGCTGACGGTGGCATTCAGATGGAATGGAACTCCATTGCCGCAGAGGGGTCTGGTCGCACGCAAGATGGAGTTATGCACATCGAGTGGGTCAAACAAAGAATCCCTAAAGCGAAGTTCTCTTACAAGGCTGTTACTAAAGAGCAGTTAGCTTACATGAATAACCTTGTTCAAGGCAAGACATTCCAGTTCACTTGCCCGAAAGAGGACGGAACTCCGGAGACATTTGAGGCATATTGCTCCACTTCAAGCGGTTCTTCTTACAGCACGTATTTTTATAATGGGCTGTATAGGGGTTTTAAGTTTGACATTATCGGCACAGGAGCGTAAAATATAATTATGAGAAACGGTGGTGATTATTGATGTTCTATGATAAGTTCGTGTTGAACGACGGTACAGAACTCAAAGACAGTATCGTAAATGTCACTTGGACAACTTCCTCGAACTCTGATAACGACATCATCCCCGGTTCTGTATGCGCAAGCGCTGTCGAGATTGAGTTCTGGGTCAATTCCGACAGCGCTCTTAGCATTACACAAGGAACTATTTTAACTTACTACAAGGTAGAAGCTGAAACAAATAAAGAAACCAAAATTGGTATTTTTACTTGCGACAAGCCGGAAAAGAACGGCGCGAATAAATATACCGTAACGGCATATGACAACGTAACGCTGCTTGATGTTGACGTTAGTAATTGGCTGAACACGTTTAGCTTTCCGGCTACAATCAAGACATTTGCTGCTGGCCTTGCTGAACGATGCGGCCTTTCCTTGTCAAACACACCTCGCTTAAATAGCGATTATGAGATTCAGTCTTTTACTGGCTCTGGTGTAAATGGTAGAGACTTGATGAAACAGGTCTGTGCTGCGTCTGGATGTTTCTGCATTGCTGATGCAGACGGAAAGCTGTCATTTAACTGGTACAAAAAGAATAATAATGTGGCAATTATGCCGAGTAGGAGCAAAGGCCATACTCCTACCTATTATTTGTTTGACGTTGTTTCAAAACAACTGTTTGACAATGTTCCGCGTGCTCTTATTACTGCGGATGGTGAAAAGACACCAGACGGCATTCCGTATTTTATTAACGCGCTCACTTTCTCTGATTTTACGGTTCAAAAAATTGATAAAGTTCAAGTTAAGCAAACGGATTCTGATGTAGGTGTCATTTACCCGGAAAGCGAAACGGGAACGAATGCAATCGTTATTCAAGGTAATCAGTTGCTTGCAACAATGTCTGATGCCAACCTTCGTCCGTGCGTAAAGAACCTTTACGATGGACTAAATGACATTGTGTATGTTCCGTGCTCAAATATCGAAACGCCAGAGACTCTTGAAATTAAAGTTGGCGATATTGTAACGGTAAGCGACGGCAAAAAGAAGTTCACCACATGGATTACGTCTGTAAGGCATTCCGGGAATAAATGCACATTTGAGAGCGTAGGCAATGCGAACCGCAACACAACTACCGCCGTAAACAACGCACAGTACAATGTAAACCAAAAGATTGCTGAAGTTAAAGCTGGCGTTGATGGTATCAGTGCAAAACTTGGCGAGTACACGACAAAATCAGAAGCAGAAAGTTTAGTCGATATCGCACTGGGCAAAATTCAACTTAGCGTATCAGATAAAACAGGAATTTACAACCTGTTTGATGGCAATGAGTGGGTTAAAGACGGTAGCGGAAGTTCTATTGGAACGACCGGTTCTGTTTCGATTGATGGCAATACAGTAACAATAGTTGCGCCAGATTCAACGGAGCCTGACAAAAGGCAAGGCGCGTATTGGAACGTACCGAGCGACAAACTGTCATATACAAAAGGCAAAACGCTAAAATGCTCCATTGAATACAAAGTAAATTCCGAACTTTCAACATCTCCTGTTCATGCGTCTCATATTCTCATGTGGGCGAATTATGCAAGCGGGAATATGAATAAGATTTGGGTTTACCTTTCTACATCTAAAATAGTAGAACCCGTTGGAGATTGGAAAACAGCAACATTTGAGTTAGCGTTTAAAGACGAAGTACCAACTCGCATTTATGCATTCGCATATCTTTACGGTGGCACTGGTAGCGTTTCTGTAAGAAACCCGGTAATCAATGTGTCCGCATCGAAAGAAAAGGCTTCAACGGTCTCCCTCGAGAAAAGCGGCGTTACGATTTCTGTAAGCGAACTAAATCTTGGCGAATATGCAACAACTTCCGAACTGCAAGTTGGTTTGGAAGGGATTCAAGGCACAGTTACAAATCTTTCAAATGATTATACGCAATTCAAGCAGACTTATGACAGCTTCACCGCAACGGTTGTTACAAATGGTGAGGTTCGCTCTAAGTTTGCGCTCGATTCAAGTAATTGCACAATCACGAGTGGTGTTATTACATTCAATTCAAACTCTCTTGTTGTAAACAGCGATAACTTTCAATTAACGCAAAACGGAACAGTCACGGCAACTGGGTCTTTTACATCAAAAGCCGATACGAACTCTGTCACTTTGGGAAACGGGAATGTTTCAATAAGCAGGAAAATAAGTGACGGTAGTTGGAGACGCGCTGCAACGCTAATCGGATATGGGGCTAATGACGCGCAAGCACAACTTCAAATGTATGCAAATAACAAGCTACAAGTTTTGATGCAATCATCTTTTGTAGGCGGAGAACTGTATATGTATCACGCAAGTGGTGTTGTGCATACAGAGATAAAATCCATAAACGGCGCTGGTTCAATTTGGCTTCGCTATTCAGACGGTAGAAGTTTGTTCCATGTATATAATGACCCAAATACAGGTCGCCCCCATGTTATATTTGACGGAGAGCTTGAATGCAAGTCAATTAAGAGGGACGGCACATATATTTAAAGGAGACTATTATGTCAGACAACGAACTTATTATCCAGCTTCAAACAGATGTTTTAAACGTTGTAAATTCGTCTCAAATGCCGCTTATGGTGAAATCTATTGTGCTCGAGAACGTATTACTTAAAGTTAATACGTCCGTAAAGGATGAAATTGCTCGGCAACAGGCACAAGCCGCAGCACAAGCAGAGCAATCAAAGGACGATACCGAAGATACGCAAGATACCGACAAGAAGGAAGGTTAATTCTATGCTTTTTGATGGTAGAAATCGAATCAGATTTCCGTACTCGCGCTATGGATACACTCGCGGAAACGGAAAAATTTGGCACGGTGGAGCAGATGTAGACGGCTTGGACGACTCAATAATTCATTTTCCGTCATACTATGGCAAAGAAATCACTGGCCAAGTTAGAACAGCAAGAATCGTAACTGACAAGCGCAATAAGACGTGGGAATGGGGTTATTATGTCTGTGTTAAGCTGGACGCAAACCAGACGCCCGATGTCGTGAACTACCTGTACTTCTGCCACTGTGAGAAGTTGCTCGTGAAAGTTGGTCAGAAAGTCAAGACTGGCGACCCTATTGCCATTATGGGAAACACTGGCAATGCAGCACTCGCCAACCCGCCTTTCAAGCATTGCCACTTTGAGGTTCGCGCATCTTCCACTGGTAAAGGTCTTAACCCTACTGCGTATATTGGATTTGCAAATGCCGTTGGCGTTTATGATTCAGAAGTTGAGGTAAAGAAGGACGACGTCCCGGAAGTGAATGAGCCTAAGTCAAAGTTACAGATGATTACCATTGGCCCTGTTTCACAAGGCGATGCGGATAAAATCTACGCCACAGCAAAGGAACTAGGCTTAACAGAACAAGGGCTTTACAAATCTGAATGGGTGGAGTAAAATGAACGTAATAACATTAAGTTGTTGCTTCGTTATCGGCGCAGCACTATTCATTAGAGGTGGTGAGACTAAATGCCTGACGAATACCGTTTAAAATATCACGGCGAAACGATTGACACGCTTCTTGAAAAAAATTGACGGAGTTGGTATCGGGAGCAAAGAAACGGCTGGGTTGTTAAAGCTGACAGACGATTTGAATGATTCTCAAGGCGGTCTTGCAGTAACTCCACAAGCCGTAAAATCAGCAGTGGAAGAAGTAACAGGAAAAATTAAAGACCAGTTTAAGACAGTCACAGCTACCTTTACCGTGGATGGCTGGACGGCGGTAAGCGGAAAGTACACGCAAAGCAAGGCAATCACAAACAGCGAAGCGTTTACGATTAAAAACGTTCTGCCACCGCTGACAACGCAGACTGGCAACGCCAACACCGATGCCACGAAGCGCCGCAATCTTGGAACGATTGCTAGGGGTGCAGCAGAGTTTACGGTGACTGCAAGCAACATCACGGTAAAAGTCACCGCTGACACTAAGCCTGACTGCGACTTGGACGTGACGTGGTACTTAGAGGTGTGAATATGAAAATTTATGACGCAACCCTTGAACACGAGTTGCAAAACCCCGACCTGACGCTCGGAAAGCTAGAACCTGCGCAGCGCGTCACGGTGCATCACGAAGCTGTACCCACATCCGTGCGGTATGAAGTAATGACAGGAACGGCAACTGCCGATTGCCCAGATGGTCTACGGAAAGAAATCGTAACCCTAGCGCATGACGCATGGGACGAGTACGAGGAAGTACAGCGGTATGTGCCGTACACCGATGCGGAACTTGCGGAGATTGCCAAAAAGGCACAAGCAGAAAAAGATGCCGAAAAGGCTTACGAGCAATCTGCAAAAGAGGAAGAAGCCCGCCGTGATGCCGCCGAAAAACTTAACGCGCAGGTAACATACACAGCGATGATGACCGGCACAATGCTACCAGAGGGGAGCTAAAATGTACGAAAAAATTAAACTTTGGCACAAAAAAGGCTGGTGGACGGAGTCAATGGTGGTGCAAGCCGTCAAGAGGGGTCTTATTACCAAGGAACAGTATAGAGCCATTGTGGAAGGGGCAGAAAATGAGTAATTTTATGGGGGCTGTGGTACAAGAATTTCCCCTTGGGTATATTTTTGAATTTGACCCAACTGGAATCGCAGGTGCGCCAGATTTAAGTACGCCAGAAAAGGTGCATAATTATTTTGGCTATGGAACGTGGGAACGGTACGCAACCGACAGGGTGACGGTAGGTGCTGGCGGGGAGTATGAGGCTGGTGCTACTGGCGGCGAAAAGGCGCATACGCTGACTGTTGCTGAATTACCAAAAAATATTGGCCATCTTAATGCTTTATCATGGGCATCTAATAACTCACAGACCGACGGCTGTTTTTCAGTTTCACAACGACATCAAGATAAAACAATGCCATCTGGCGACACGGTTGGTGATGCACTGTATACCTTATCTGGTGGGGGTCGAAGCCACAACAATATGCAGCCATACATCGGAACGTACAAATACCGCCGTATCGCGTGAGTGACTGGTAGAATACGGAACTGTGGCGTCATTTAAATTGACACTTGACAACTCCTAGTTAGTATGCTACACCACAAGAAAGAGGTGACGCAGTATGGATATTTTCATGAATGTTGCTTCAATGGCATCTATTACAGCCATTGTTGAGCTTATCGCGTATGCGTATAAGACAAAGACCTCAGCAGACAATAAGTGGATTCCTGTCATCTGTATGGCGGCTGGTGCAATTCTTAGTATTGCCGCTTGGGTTGTTTACCCTGCCATTTACCCTGCCACGGATGCGTTTACCGCGTGCGCAATGGGTATTGGCTCTGGCGCGACTGCCGTTGCACTGTATGAGGGCATTTTCAAGTCCTCTAGTAAATAATAGAGGTGTTTGAATATGCGCACTAAGAAAGCAGAGATTGCAAGTCAAAAGCAAATTGAAAACGTAGAACGGCCTACTGTTCCCACTAACGAAATTTCCGATGAAGCTGTTGCAGTAGACGATGTTCCTAAAGAAAAAGAATACCAAGTCTTTGTTCGATTTGGAAGTCGGGAAAATGCAGAGAACTTTAAGTTCAAGTTAAAGTCTCTCGGCTACGACAATGCAGAGTTGAGAGAGGTGTGACAGTTATGCCCACCGAAGTTGTCCAAAACCTATATGTCAATTACGGAATCCTTGGATGCGTTGTAGTAGCATTTTTCATCCTAATTTGGTGGGTCGTCAAGACTTCCAAAGAGCGTGAGGACAAGCTGTACAGCATAATTGAAACGCTTTCAAAGGAACTTCCAGAAATCCGAAAAAACCTTGAAGAAATCAAGGACAAACTGTTTGATGATTAAGGTGTGAATCCAATGGATGTTGATACAAAGCTGGACATGGTGAAAGACCCCACCAGCGGGACAGATAATTACATTTCACAGTTTGTGTTTGAATCTTGCGAAATGCGTCACGAGAAGCGTGAGAAACGATACTTTTCAATTATCGTTCTGCTTATTGTCCTGCTTGTTGCAACAAATGTTGCGTGGCTGTTCTATGAAGCACAGTTCCAAGTGCAAACATCAGAAACAGTAACAACCACCACAACGCAAACGGTTGACGCAACACAAGAAACCGCTAATGGCGATGCAAGCCTTGATGTTACGACAGGTGGTGATTAAAAATGGCAAAGCAGAAAGTGCGCGTTAAGACAGTTACCACAACAACGCGAACTAAGACAAGAACCCGCGTTAGAAAGAATCGGAGCAATGGCAAAAAGAGTGGTAAGTGAGGATATTTCTAATAAAGAGTTATCCGAATTGATTGATTTGTGGGTTAGGGGAGAAACGCCGAGAGCCGTTCTGAAACGCCGTCTGATTGACGAGCGGACATTCGACCAGCTTTCAGAAGAATTTGGCTACTCCGTCCAGCGAATCAAAGTTATCACCTATAAAGCCGAAGAGCAGTTGTTCAAACACATCTGAATAATAGACAAATAAAAGCCTTATCGGGACTTCTCGATAGGGCTTTTTCTTTTTATAATTAAATCAGAAACGAGGTGTTAGACAGTGCAGATGCCTATGTATGGCTCACCAATGGGCTACAATCAACCGTATGGCGGCTGGCAAGCTCCACAGCAGCTTTATCAACCGCAGACGAATAGTTTTATGCCTAAGGCACAGAACGCCCAAGACGGCCTAAATCAGGGCTATGGCTCAATGCCTTGGATTTTTGTTTCCAGTGAGGAAGATGCGAGAAATCGCATTGTTCAGCCAAATCAAACAGCTTGGTTCATGGATAACAACAATCCGTACTTCTACGTGAAGTCTTGCGATGTTTCCGGCGCTGTCACATTCAAGAAATTCAAGTTCTCCGAAATGTCTGGCGAACCCGCCACAGATAGTAAGCAGTTGGACGAGGGCAAAATCCGTCAAATTGTAGATGAACGACTCAACGAATTATTGAATATTAAGGGAGATGTGAAGAATGAATCCTCTGACTTCTCTGTTTCAACAGGCGAACGCCGCGTCAACACCAAATCCGCAAAGTAACCCGATGCAAATGATTCAGATGCTCGGCCAAGTGAAGCAGATGGTCGGTTCTCGGAATCCGAGCGCTGTAGTTGACGAGCTTGTAAAGACCGGCAGATTCAGCCAGCAGCAAGTAGACCAAGCGAAAAAGATGGCTGAACAGATTTACCCGCAAGTAAAGAGTTTCCTTTAACTCGCAGTTAAGCAGTAGTGCGCAATATTGCTTTTCTTAAATACAAAATTTTATGAAAGGTGGAACTTCTCATGGCAATGGAAGATTCTGGCATGATGTCCCCTGCCGATATTGCCGCTCTGACCCGTGGTAACACTGGTTTCGGTGGCGATGGCATTTCTTGGCTGGTGCTGATTCTGCTGTTCTTTGGCTTCATGGGCGGCGGCTGGGGTGGTCGTTATGGCAACGGTGAACTCGGTCAGTACGCAACTGCGGCTTCCCAGCAGGACATTCTGTTCGGTCAGCACTTTGGTCAAATCAATGACCGCCTGACTAACATCGGCAACGGCATTTGTGGCCTTGGCTACGATATGCAGGGCAACATCGCCAATCTGGGCAAAGAGATTGCGCTCGGCCAAGCTAACTTGCAGCTGCAAGAAAGCAACGACACCGCGACTCTGGCTTCCCAGCTGGCGCAGTGCTGCTGCACTACCCAGCGCGGCATTGACAGCGTGAACTACAACGGTGCTATCAACACCGCCGCCATCAACAAGAACATTGATGACAAGTTCGCTGCTCTGGAAAAGGCTGGCCTTGAGCGCCAGATTCAAGAGCAAGCTGCTAAAATCAATGCTCTGGAACTCGCTTCCCAGATGGCTGGCGTGGTTAAGTACCCCATGAGTTACGCTTACAGTGCGGGGCCGTCCCCGTTCTGCGGCGGCTGCTCTGGCTGCTACGCAACCAACGTCTAACTTTGACTTAGACACGCCCTGATGGCGAGGCGACAGGCAGGGCAGGAATTACTTGCCCTGCTTTTATTTTATCAACATGAAATGAGGAATACACAAAATGGCTAAAGCACTTGGTTATTACACTTACACCGGCACTACAGAGGTTGGCGCTGGCGAAACACTCCCTATCACAAACACAATCCGTCAGTATGGCAACTGCATCCGTCTGGCAAACAACTCTGTTGTTATTCGTTCTTCCGCTTGCCCTTGCAATGCTGAATCTGTTTGCGGTTACTACACAGTTTCAGTCAACACAACTTTGACTGCATCTGCCGCTGGCACTGTTACGGTTTCTCTGTATCAAGACGGCCAGCTTGTCCCAGGCGCGGTTCAGAGCGCCACTGCCGCCGCAGCAAACGACCTGATGAACTTCTCTATCACTGCCCCTGTCCGCGTGTATCGTGGTCAGCTGTCCAGCAAACTGCAAATCTATGTAAATAGCCAGCAAGTCAACACAGTGAATGTTGCGATAGAAGTTGTTAAGGAGTGATTTCCGTGGCAGTTTCCGATGTCTTTTCAAGAATAAAAGCGCATCAGGTCGAGGGGGTTATGTTCCACGACCAAATGCGCCAATACTTTGATTTCTTGAATTTAAAAGGCTTCAAGCGTATGCACGAACACCACTACAAAGAGGAATCTGACAGTCTAGTAAAAACTGATTCGTTCTACATGAGACACGCAAACTCGTTCATCCCGGAATACTCTGTATCAACTCAAAGTTACATTCCGCAGAACTGGCGCAGTTATCGCAGACAGGATGTAGATGCCACCACAAAGCGCAGAGCCGTAAAGGACGCAATGGCGAAGTGGGTGGAATGGGAACGCCAGACTAAAGACCTCTACTCCACAAGTTATAAGGAACTTTTAAACGATAACGCGATAGATTTTGCAGAATTCGTCAAAGAGAATCTTGTGCTTGATGTATCGGAAGAACTTGCGTTTGCTGAAAGCCTGTACATGGAACTGGAAAACTGCGATTACGACATGGTTTACCTTGCGGAGATTCAGCCTGATTACAGTAAAAAATTCAAGAAGTAACTCCTACTTGGCCGCATTGCTTTTACGCTTTGCGGCTTTTTTTGCGCTTATGCGATGCCACTTGTTCCATTCTTTAATTGAAACTTCATCGCCTTTTTCAACGGTAAACTCTACAGTAAAGAACTCATATCCACAGTCTTTGCAGATTCGCTTTCTGTAATTTGTGTTCTCTGGCGGTACGAACACATTATCTTTGACATACACATTCCCGCTGCCACATTTTTCACACAGCATTATTATTGCTCCCATCCTGTACGGCGATGCCGTCAATAGCCATGCACAGCTTATCAGCGTTGTCAAGCGTTCTTTCTTTTCTGTAATTTTCATTTGCCGTTGCCGTGCGCTTCACGGTATCAGCGAAAGCCTTGATTGTGGAATCAAGCTGTTCCTCACGAAGCCGGTCTTGACCATAACGCCGAGTTATCTGCGCTTTCGTTTTTCCCGCTTCTTCCTTTGAGATTCCACCAACCTCATAGAGCTTGTAGAGGTATCGAAGTGCTAGGTAGGCACTTTGTTCAGACCCGCGCAAAAGCGTCTTAAAATCGCTCCTAGCCCCCTTGTAGGCCATTTGAGCGAGTTCCTCGATGGTGTAGTCCTTTTTTAATGTTTTCATTTTCCGAACACCTCAACAGCACCAAAAATCATTGCAATCGCAAAAATCCAAGCGGGAACTTTCAGTGCCCACGCAAAAATAACAATCAAGCCCAACATCAGTCATCATCTCCCGCAGCTGAAATTACGTTAGTCACCCACGCTCCGAACGCAAGCGCCAAAAATGTCTCCGCATTTGCTCTAAATGCAAGAGCCGTTGCGATAACCACAAAAAACGCAATAACGGCAGAAATTGCAGTACACGCTTTAATCATATCGTTGTGCGTAATTTTCTGAATGATACTAATTACGATTAAGGTAATCGTGCAAGTCATTAAAATTGCTTTAAACTCCATCTTATTTACCTCTCCGATTCTTCATATTTCCGTATTTGTACTCCATATTTGTACTCCATCTGTTTTTTAAAGGTAATGTAATCGTCAACCATGCTGTGGAACATGGGTTCCATCCACTTTTCTTCTGAATCATACCACGAAACCATATACGCAAACTCTCCGTCAGCTGAATTGTAAACATGGCCGACAAAAAGTTTATCTCCTTCATCGTAATAGTAGTAAGCGCTGTAACCTTTGTATTCTGGTAGCTTGTGGATTGTGTTTCGTTTACCCATGATTTCACCTACTTTGATAAATTTTTAACAGGTCGGAACTTTTATTACTGCGCTTCGCTTCCTTTTCCTTGCTTGCGCAAGTTAGGCTAATAAGACGAAGCGTTTCCCGGCAAAGCCGTTACCATTCCAGTTTTTTAGTGTCATCCACTTTAAGCATTTTATTATTTTTCTTTAAGCATTTATTATATTTATTCTTTAAGCATTTGTCTCCCGATTTTGCCACCCGTGGAGAAACCCACCCTGTGGATTTTTGATGGGGTGGATTCTTCGCAGAAAGCTCACTCACTTTTTGCGATGAAACGACATATTTCAGCTTTATGTAGTGACCAGTCACCTTGCCTTTGTCGTCTTTCGCCACTACATCCTCAATCAAGCCCAAATCAATCAATTTTTGCTTATATTTACGGACTTTTGCCACATTCCATCCGATGCCTTTTGCAACATAATCTGTTGTGCATTTTGGCTGGTTCGTCTTTTGCCACTTTGCTGTGTAATAATAAAAGGAATACAAGCCGATTAGTTCTGCGTAGCAATCTGTATTTAAGAATGCGTCAATCGTGCTTTTTGTCATGATTACGAGACTATCTTCGATAAAATCCTGCATGTACGCACCTCTCAATAAAAAAAAGAAAAGCCTGCTTTGATTGTAGTGATGGTTACAACCAGAGCAAGCCCGAAGTCCTATTTAGTTGTTTGGCTTGTTTAGCCCATCACCTCTAAACAAGACTTCTGATAACATCCTTATTATAGCACATCAGAATTACGCTTGCAAGCATTATTCCCAAAAAAATATTTCTACGAAAGACATTGACATTCATCCGAAAGAAGCGTATAATAAATGTATCGGAAGCGAAAGAATCCGAGAAAAACCGAAAGGAGAATTGAAATGAAACGACTTATTTATGCAGAAGATGCAATGCAGAATGTGCTGGATGAAATCAGGTACAAGGAAAGCTTGTACACATTAACTGTCCGGCGCATAGCCCAAAGAGCGATTGACGCAGCGCCTACCGTCGACCAAAGATGCCTGCGGCCTGTGGAAGAATGGATAAGCGTAAAAGACATGCTACCGGAAGTTTTTGATGAAGTGCTTGTGTACGACACCTTTTGCGATAACCCTATTTCAATCGCATGGAGAGAAACTGTACCAAGAAAGAACGGTATTGTTGAATGGAGATGGAACTCTCAAATGTCTTATCCAGAAGATTTGACACATGTCACCCACTGGATACCTCTCCCTCAACCGCCAAAGGAGACACACAATGACTAACATCACAACCCTGCGCCCCGGCGAACACTTCATGTTCAAAGGCTTCGAGTGGGTCTGCCTTGACCCGAACCACCCTGACGGCGGCGTGCTGGCTATTATGGCAAAGCCGTGGGCAAAAGAAGTAAAATTCTGCCCAAGTGATAAATTTGCCGATGAAAAAGGCAACCGGAATAACTACCGCACCAGCAATGTGCGGGGAATCTTATCCGATATGGCGAACTCTGTTTTTGATAGAAAAAGTCTGCTGTCACATACCGTTGACCTTGTAGCTGACAACGGCGACAGAGCTTATGGCGCTGTACAGGACTTTGTTTTTATCCTGACTTGTGATGAGTACCGAAAGTATCGTGATTGCATCCCGCACTACGATGGTCCTATTTGGACTGCCACTCCTTGGTGTTGTGGTAACAAAGATTCCGACATTGGCATTGCATCCTACGTTCGCTATGTGAGTGCGGGTAGTAATTTGAGCTATTGCGGTGCGTGCAATAGTAAAGCAATCGCCCCGGCTTGTATTCTCGGTCCAAAATCGCTCAATCTGCGCCAGAGCATGGCATTTGTAGAGGAGGTGTCAGAATGAGCACAGTAATAGACGAGGATTTTGGAACAATTTGCGTGTGCGCTGTTCGTTACTGCTTCGGCAGACAGACATATATGCCAAGCCTTGTGCAGGACTTCGTTCGCAGGAACTTCAAGTATCTCAAGGACAATGAACTCAAAGTTATGGTTGATGACATCAACTTTGCAGAGAGAATCAATCAGCTTGGCGATGAACGAATTGACAAGCCGGATTGGCTAAAGTTTAGAGAAAGAATTAACTCTGAATTAAAGAAAAGAAAGGCTGAACAAAATGCGTGAATCAACAAAAAATACGATTTCGATGCTTTCCGATATGTGGAAAAGAAACTCACCTATGGCAGATTTTGACGCATTTGCGCTTGTATGCGAGATTGCTGACGCTTACCATAATGACACGGTTTCTGCTGAATCCTGCATGGACGAGATTCTTGCGCTTGTAATTGCAAAGGATATTAGCACAAAGGAACGCTTTGACAATATGCAAAAGGTGATTTCTGATGAGTAGAAATACAAACAAAGTTCAGTTTGACGAAGCAACTCACACCTACACGCTAGATGGCGTAGAGTTGCCGAGTGTGACGCATATCATCCGTTATCTTGCAGTTGACAAGGCGAACAGCGCTGACCCTAACATGGCTCTGATGGCGCGAGAGCGCGGCTCTGCGGTGCATGAAGCGACAGTAATGTATGATTACTCTGGGGAGATTCCAGACGATTTTCCGGCTGAATACGCACCGTATCTGGAATCCTATGTGCAGTTCGTGAGAGACTATAAACCCGGTTGGGAACTTATTGAGCACCAAATGGGAAATGCAACTCTAGGATTTGCCGGAACACTTGACAGATTTGGAGTCATTGACGATAAGTGGTGCATACTTGATATTAAGACGAGTTACAAGGTTGACATTCCGAGCTTGTCTGCACAGCTTACGGCTTACCACGACCTTCTGTTAAATGAGCAGTTTGAAAGGTTGGAAAACGCAAATATTCGGCATCTCGGACTTCAACTTATGCGCACTGGAAAATATCGTTTGTATGAAACGGACTACGAAAAAGGCTGTGACTTGTTTTATAGCTGTCGTAGGATTTACAAGACAACGAAGCAGATGAAAGGAGTTCGGTATGCAGTCAAGTGATAAAAATGAGCAAGGTTTATGACTTGGTAGGACAGCGGTTCGGCAGGCTTGTTGTTCTTGAAAAAGAAAAACAAGATATTCCGAATACAAAGAGAACGTGCGTTTGGTGGAGATGTGAGTGCGACTGTGGCAACATTGTAATTGTTCCAACAACAAGACTTGTTACTGGCGTAACGAAATCTTGCGGATGTTATAAAGCAGACGCTTCCGCAAAAAGACTGACAACTCATGGGCATGGACACGGAGAGCGCTTGTATGGCGTATGGAGTACAATGAAACAGCGTTGTTATTATGTTGGCTCTCCAAGTTATGCAAATTATGGAGCTAAAGGGATAACGGTTTGCGATGAATGGTTGCATAACTATGATGCGTTTCGTTCGTGGGCACTTTCAAATGGGTACGATGAAACTGCAATTCGCGGCAAGTTTACAGTTGACAGAATAGACCCAAGTAAAGGGTATTCTCCTGATAATTGCAGGCTCGTTGATATGCAAGTTCAAAACAGCAATAAACGTTCAAATGTTTATTTGGCACTTAACGGAGAAACTGCCACGATTGCCGAAATGGCGCGTAGGCATAATATTAGCGATTCTACATTACGCGGAAGGCTAAATAGCGGATGGAGCGTTGAAGATGCGCTCACAAAGCCAGCGAGGGCAATACGCCACACTGGGAAATATGTTGGAGTTAATCAAAAATATAAAAAACAAAAAGGAGAAATTTAGCAATGAGTGAAGAAATTAACGCAATTCAGAGTTACACGCCTGTTGGCGCAGTTGTGCGAACAGACCACGAGAATTACAGGGTCACGATTGGCAACACAAACCTGTTGCTTCGCCGTAATATTGATTTTGGGCGAATCCCTAAGGCACAGCGCCCGTCACTCTACAAGAGCGGAGCCGAGCGTATCTTGATGGCATATGGTGTTGAGAGCAAATTCGTTCTTGAAAAAGCTGTTGAAGAATTTGGAAATGCAGATGGCGCAATGCCGCTGTTTTTCTATCGCTTTAAGTGCGAGTTGTACAAGGGTGGTCAACATATCACGGATGGCTATGGTAGTGCAAACTCTAACGAAAGTGCTTGTGGTCGGGCTGTAAAAGCAGATTTGGCGAACAGTGTCATTAAAAAGGCAAAGAAACGCTCGATGGTTGATGCTTGCCTGATGCTTGCGCAGCTTTCTGGCGCGTTCACGGCAGATTTGGAAGATTCCACTCTCGACACTACCGACTTTGCCAAAGTTGCCCAGTCCGTGACAAGACCTGACGATAAGATTTCTGCAAAACAGGTGAAACGCCTGTACACGCTCTGCACCCAGAACAGCGTTGATTCTGAAACTGCCGCAAAGGTTATCGCTGACGCTGGTTATAGTTCTGCAAAAGAGATTAAGCAGAAAGATTATGATGCAATCTGCAACAAGATTGAGAGTTTTTCCGAAACCGTTGAGGGAGAAGTCATTAACAACTAAAAGTTAAGGAGATAACGAAAATGATTAAAGTTGGCAACACTTACCGCCTGTTCCGAGTTAAGCAGTATATGAGCAAGAAAGGCAATCCGTATGTCCGTGCAAGTTTGAGCGATTCAGTTCGTCAGCAGGACGGCACTTATAAGGATTTTGGCTGGTATCAGGTCACAATCTTCAATAATGTTGATGAAATTGTCAATGCTGGTCGAATCAAGATTACTGCGATTAACAGCATCGAACACGCTATCAACGATTACAACGGCAAGCGCTATGAGAATTACTCGCTTGTTATTGAGGGAACTGCCGCCGCGAACAGCAGAGGTTGCAAGCCTGACTATGAATCGGCCATGTACGACTACAAGCAGCCTACGCAGGGTGAGAAGAAATACGCTCAACCTATGCCGGAAATGCTTCCTGACGATATGGACATTCCATTTTGAGCGTTGTAACGTAATATTTTTAATGCAGAGCGGAGAAATCTTCTCTGCATTTTTATTTTACAAAACTATTGACAAACGCAACAAACGGTGGTATATTGAATATATCAAGAAAGAAAGGGTGATTGAAAATGTTATCAAGCAGCGATATTGAAGCAAAGAAGGTTCTGATTGATAGGGATTTGCGAAAATTAGAGGATGATGTTGTGTACATCGCGTCTATTGTAGGCTCGCTTCGCACTGAACTTGATTCTGTAAAGACAGAAGATGATGTAGAGAAGTTTTATAAGCGTGCGGATGAAGCATTTGGAAAACTTAAAGTCTTGCAAGTTTTCTGAATCCAAAAGGAGAAAGCAAAATGACAAACGAGGAAGCAATCAAGAAACTTGAAAAAATTCGCAGAGACATTGATGGAATTATCGCAGAGTTGAAAGACGGAAACGCGGAAGTCAAAGTTAAGGAATCAGAGGAAACGAAGGCTGCGAACGAACTGTTCGATAAGCTGTGGGAACTTTATCCTCGAAAAGACGGACGAAGCGCTGTAAGCCCGACAGCGAAGAAGCGGTTGCTCAAAGTTGGCGAGAGTGCTATGATTGAAGCAATCAACGCTTACAAGGCAACAATCCGCGACCCGAAGTACACGCTTATGGGTTCGACTTTCTTCAATACTCGCTACAAAGATTATCTCGGAGTTAAAACACAGCAGAAAGCACCAATCGTTTACAACGGCGATGTGGCAAGATTGGAGTGGTAACTATGTTGGAAGCGCTTTATAACGGATATATGAGTTTTGCATTAACGCTTTTCTGCGTTGTAGGGTCTTTTTCGGTTTGCTGTATTGCGTGTATCATTCTTTTCAAGCTGGCAATCGTAGCGTTGAATTGTTTCAAGCGATTAAAAGGCGAATGGAACAGCTACGAATATTACAAAAAGCACGCAGGTTTGTTTGGCTTGTGGATTCGTCAACACCCTGATTTGGACAAAGAGGTGAGTAGTGATGACGCGAAGCGAAGCTGAACAACTTGTAACTGCCAATCGCTTGCTTTACCCGCTAGACTTCTGCCGTTTCTCGGAAAACGACTTTGAAAGTCTTGCGATGTTATATCATAAAGCGCTTGGAGCGTATGACTTTGAGAGCGTCAAAGCGGCGCTTATAGAGTGCTCTAAGACTTGCCAGCATTGTATTAAGGTAAGTGATTTGTACGCGAAATTGACCCCTTTGCGTGGGCGTGACGCGCTTGCAATGCAACCACTGAAAAGGAGCGATGAAAAATGAAGTTCAACGGTGTTCCTATCAAATGCGGTGATTTGCATTTTTGGACTATGGTTAATAAAAATGAAGTTGGAAAGCCGCATAAACTTGAGAACTTTATGAACGCATTCCCAACGGCAAATATTCTGCAAGTAACCCAATATGTGGCTGGTTCTTGCCTATACACTACAATTTGGTTCGTTGATGAAAAGGAGACAAAATGACACCACTTGATTCTGAAACTGCAATGATTGGCTGTTTGCTGGTTCAGCCGTCAATCTGCTGCGATGACACTTTCTCCGAGTTAAGCGAAGTCATGTTCTCCGATGAGGGTTGCAGAGAAATTTTTAGAATCTGCAAAAATGCCTATCTGGATAAAAACGGCGCTTATGACATTGCAAGCATCGCTTCTAAGATGAACACAAATTGCAAGAAGCTGGCAATGAGATACGCGGAAACACTTCCGTCTGTTTCTAACTGGAAGTTATATATGCAGGGCGTGAAAGACGCTTATGTGACGCGGGAAGCAATCGCAAAGGCGAACGACCTGTTGAATGCCACAGCTTTCGGAAACCCCACTGTTGACGAGTTACAGGTTCTCGCGGAGAACATCATTAAACCGTTCAATGGAGTTAAGGAAGCGGAAAGCACAAACGCAAAGAGCGCAGTTGACATCTTTGAACAGGAGCAGAAACGCTCTCCGGAATACTTCAAGTTTGGCATTCCAACACTTGACGATTCTTCTTTTGTGGAAGCTGGCGACTTGGTCGTCATTGGTGGCAGACCGTCAGCCGGTAAAACTGCCGTTAGCATCAACTTCATGATGTACATGGCAAGAAAGCACAAGTGCGTATTCTTTAGCTTTGAGACACGCAAAGAGAAGATTATCGACAGAATGATTGCGGCTTACTGCGGGATTCCTCTCTCCAATATCAAGCGCAGATGCCTGACAGATGAAGATAAAAAACGGTGGCGGGAAGCAAAGGCAGAGTTTGCTAAGTTGAACTTAGAGATTGTGGAATCAGCTGGTCACACTGTAAGATGGGTGCGCAACGAAGCGGTAAAGCGCGGTGCGGAAGTTATCTTTGTTGACTACCTCACAATCGTCAAATCGCATGGCAATGGTCGCTACGAAATGACCACAAATGCAATCAACGAACTGCACGTTATGGCGCAGAACGAGAAGATTGTCACAATCGTTCTCGCGCAGATTAACCGTCAGGCAGCAGCGCAAGCGCCGACAGTGGCAGAATTGAAAGAGTCTGGCGGCATCGAGGAAGCAAGCGATATGATTATCCTCTTGCACAATGGCTATGAAGATGGCTACAAGATGATTCTTGGAAAGAATAAAGAGGGTCGCGTTGGTACAATCGACTGCGTGTTTGATTCCGAAAAGCAGACAATCAGAGAACTCGGAGTAGACGAAGATGGTTTTCAAGACTGCTCCGGCCAACAATTACCGTTTTGAGGTGAATCGCCATGAAGAAAGCACAGTACAAGAAAACGAAAGGCGGCAAATCTTGTGATTTTGAATGGCAACTCGCAGAGTGCCGCTGGTATGGCCTTATCGCGAACTCTAAGCGCAAGAAGTGGATTAAAGATTCGCTTACTCGCAGTTATCGAAGAAAGCAAAAACAGGAGAAACTTGATGCAGAACAGAAACAAGAATAAGACGCGCTCGCAGATAGGGCGTACAAGCCGCACGAAGGGCAAAGTTGGAGAGCGGGAAGTCGCTCACCTGTTTATCGACAACGGCTTTCCTGACGCTCACAGAAGCGCACAATGTAGGGGCAACAGCAAAGACGGAGAAGCGGATGTTGCCGGAACTCCGGGAATACACGTTGAAGTCAAGCGTGTAGAAAAGCTGAACTTAGAGAACGCAATGCAGCAGTCAATCAGGGACAGTGAATTACAGAAAGACGGAATCCCAGTTGTGATTCATCGCAAGAATGGAGCTGAATGGCTTGTTACAATGAGATTTTCGGATTGGATTGAGTGGTACAAACATGAATATTCAGAACAATGAGGAACGAAAGTGCGGTTACTGTGGTACTTCGTTCAGTCATCTTATCTCGCGAGGAAAAATCATTCAGCCTGCGTGGTATCGTGACCAAAATTATGGATGGCTGTGCCGAAACTGCGAAAGCAGAAAAGTAAAGACTGGCTCCGTTATTCCGCTGAAATACAAAAAGATTTCAGCTAAGTCAAAGTTAATGCAGGAAGCGAATATGGCTCTGTGCGGCACACGATGGGCTTGTAAGGATGTTAAAGTCCGCTTCAATCGTAGCAGGACACAAGGCGAAGTCGAGTTAGACAATTACACGCTTGTCTGTAAAGAGTGCGGTCGAAAAGTCATCTGGAAAAAATCAATCAAAGAATTTTTGACTGCAAACATGATTCCGTGTGACTGCGAAATCGCCAAGTTTGCGTGCGCAGACGAAAAGCGTGCTAATCGTGCGACAAGACAGACAACGATTTCAGTTTTAAATGCAATCGTAGGGAATCCGAGCAAGAATTACTCTGAAATCGCAAAGATGTGTGGAGTTTCTCGGCAGAGGGTTTCGCAGATTAGAGAGAGCGCAAGAACGTACTACGAAAAGAAGGTGATGAACGATGGGCAGACCTAAGGGCAGTAAAAACAAGACTCCCGTGCGGACATACAGGGATGAAAACAATAACTTGGTATTAGCGAGCGAGCCTTTCGTGCCGAGTGAACGATTCAAGCAAGGTGAACCGCCGCCGCCGCCATGCGAGGACAAGGGAAACATCAGAGCGCTGCTGCAGGGGTTGTCAATCACGCTGAAAAGCCCGGATAAGGTAACGGCTCAAAAGGTTCTTGACTGGGAGATTAGCTATCTAAATTATATTTATGACAGTGATGTTTACTTGATTCCTGATTATCTCGGCTGGTGCAGTTTTGTTGGCATAACTCGCAGACAGATGGATTACATACAGTCTACGAAAATGCGCAAGGAATCAGTCATTGACGGAAATGGAGAGGAAATCTTTGCTTCTGCATCTGAACTTGTTCAAAAGGCAAAGGATGACTTCATGGCTATTAAATCGCAGTTAGGATTGAGCGGAAAGATGCCGCCGCTTCTCTATGTCGGCATGATGAATAACGGCGGTGGCTGGTCTCCTAAACAGGAAATTCAAATTTCCACAACAAACAATCCTGTTGCGACTGCAAGTAATGCCGAACTTGACAAAATCCTCGCAGACTATGAGCCGGATAAAAACAGCAAAACTATTGATGGAAATTTTCAAGAAATCCCTTGACAAGCAGAATGTAATGTGGTATAGTAAAGACACAGCAGGAAACAAGCAAATCGCTTGAAAGCCTAATCGCTGTGATGAATACATAAAGGAGAATGTATTATGAACTTCAAGGAATTTGGCAAGGCTTTTTCGGAGTATTTCGACGAAAAGGACAGCAATCGCAAGCTTATCGCCTACATCGAAGATAGGGATTCCAACGATGTGCTTCTCGCAACGCGCTGTACGCAAGAGGAAGCAATGCAGATGATTTTCGTCATCGCCCGCAAGTGCGGCATCACGCTCAAAGAACTGGCGTATATGTGCATCGCAATCGACAGCGACAAGGACGCAAGCAGGGCGCTTGAGGGCCTCATCAAGGAGAGCAACAAACAGGAGCGGCTCAAGAAGGCAACCGCAAGCGTTGGGAAAGCAGATATTGCGTCCGATAACGCTAAAAACAGCGATGAATCGCAGAAGTCACCGAGAGATGGCGAAGGCGATTTTGACAAGGACGAAATCGCAGATGTAATCAGCGCCGTCCTGATGGATGTGCTTAAATCGCTGGATGACTAATCGCTAAATCGCAATTAAGCAATCGCTAATCGCTTAATCGCTAAAAGTCAAATCGCTAATCGCTAATCGCTATATAGCCCCACTGACCGGGAGACCGGCTGGCGGGGCTTTTTGCTGTCCGGTGGCGCTCCCCTGCCCTACCGGCTGCTGCCCAGCTGATTTTTCCGTCAAAAAAGCATTGAATCAATCAAAAATGCAGTCAATCAATGCAAAACAAAGTATATATAATATATATAATATACTACATCTAAAAATATGCCGCCACGCGGTAGGGGGAGAGAATAGTGCATATTCACGAGACAAATGTCCATAAAAAAGCTGTTGACAAAACGCTCGAACAGCGATATACTTATGGTGTTCCAAGCGGAACGACACAACACACACCAACACACACCAAAAGGAGAACACCATGGAAAGCATTCTTTACAGAAACAAGAGAAACACTTACAGTGTTGACAACAGCGTTATCAAGGCGGCAGTCAACGAGGGCAAACCTGCAAGCGCCTATATTGAGCGTATCATGTGCAGCCGAGACGGTAGACTTTTCGAGAAGGTGCCCAACGAACCGCGCTATACTTGCAATGGCGAGGTCATTGAGCGCGGTGTTAAAGAGGACTTGCAAGTTTGCATTAAAAACTTGAATGAAGCTATTGCCGAGTATGCAGACGAACACGGAGCGGCGCGGCAGGAGCGGAACGAGGACGCGCACAAACCACAGCCAGCTGGAGCAATCCCCACCGCCCAGGCGGCAGACTTCACAGCAGCAGGTGCAGCGCTGGCGATGCTGGCGCAGATTAAAGAAGAGCAGGTTTTCAATAAAGTCTGCGCTGACCTTGATGCTTTCATTTTCGAGAAGTACGGCAAACTTCCGCAAAAGGAAATTGTGGTAAAGCTGCCCGATGGTAGCAAAAAGAGCGCTGGCGGCATCCAGCACGAAAAATTTGAGACTATCCTCAAATACTTGACCGCTGACGTTCCGGTGTTTATGAGTGGCGCGGCAGGCACTGGCAAAAGCAGCATTGCAAAAAATGCCGCTAAAGCGTTGAATCTTGACTTCTACTTCTCCGGTGCGGTAAATGATATTTATAAATTTACCGGATTTATCGACGCGAACGGACATTACAGCAAGACACAGTTTTATGACTTCTGCTGCAATGGTGGCGTGTTCTTCCTGGACGAGATGGACGCCAGTATTCCCGAGGTTCTTGTGGCGCTCAATGCGGCGATTGCAAACAGGTACTTTGACTTCCCTTGCGGTAAAGTAGAGTTAAACGAAAATTGCCGCTTTATCTGCGCTGGCAATACTTACGGAAACGGCGCGGATGCGCAGTACACCGGGCGGTATCAGCTGGACGCTGCGACGCTTGACCGTTTTGCAGTTGTTGAAATTGATTATAGTGATGAGATTTTTAACGCTGTGACGAACGGAAACAAAGACTTGATTGCTTTTATCCGTAGTTTGCGGAAAGCAGCGCAGACCGTCGGCGCGAACTTGATTCTTAGTTACCGCGCAGCGCAGAACGTGACCGCGATGGAGAGCGTCGGGCTGTCTACTACCGATTGCGTTAAACAGTGCATTGCGAAGGGGCTGAGCCACGACACTGCACATATGATTGCGGAGCGTCTCAACGGTTCGGACAAGTACACAGCAGCGTGGAAGGAGTTGTTTTAACTATGATTTACGCGCAGAAATTTGAGACTATGGACAGCTTTTTCAAATTTATCACCACTGCACAGAATAACAAGGTTTTTGCAGACTGCCACGACAGTGACAGAAACTCCGAAAACTTTGCAGGCACAAAAAACTTTTCTGAAGCTGCGGAGCTTTTCCGCAATGGATGGGATGCAGGTCTTGAAAAAATCAAGGCAGGGAAGGGGGGAGACTTTTCAAGCCCAGCGCCTAGGGCGCTTGTGCGAAACTACTACGTAGGGGCTTGCCCTAATGTTCCCAGAGCTTTACAGGGGTTGCCCGATGCGATGCGGCAGGTGTACAGAACGCCACAAAAGCAAAAGGTCATTACGATTTTTATTGATATGTGCGTCTCCGGTATGTTGGATAAGGACAGGTATCAGAAAGTTGGCGGGTACATATATCAGGCAATCAAGGCGATAGAGGAGCAGGGGACGCGCGTCGAGATTATCACAGGTTTTGCGGATAGTATCAGCCAGAACAGGAGCGCTGCGGAAGAATTGATTATCTGCCCAGAAATCACGCTTAAAAAAGCAAGTGAGACGCTGGACGCGGGGCGGCTTTCCTTTGCGCTCGTTCATGTAGGAATGTTCCGCCGATTGTGTTTTAAGTATATAGAAACGTGCCCTTGCGAGCTGCTGAACGGCAGCAGGGCGGGGGATTACAGCCCGAGCGGATATGGTATTGTGGCGATGGCGAATAAAGAGATTGCCGCAAAGTTTAAGAAGTACATGAAAAAAACTCATGAAAACGCGGTAGTGCTTTATATGAGTAAACTTGCTCAAAACAGAGAAATTAACAGAGGCGAAAAGCTGCTTGAACTTATTAAATCCGAGTTAAAGGGGAGCGCAGAGAAATGACAGAACAGGAGATTATCAGAGCAGCGACGGAGTACAAGAAAAACAAGCGCCAGATTGAAGCGCTGGAAAAAGCAAACGAGCGCATTAAAGCGCTTTTGGTTGACGAGCTGAAAGAGAGGGGCGGGGACGCCCCGCTTGTGGCTGGTCAATATAAAATCAGCCAGAGCGCGGTGAAGCAGCAGAGGATTAACGCGGAGCGGCTGCGGCAAGAGCTGCCCAGTGTTTGGGCGGGTTTCGTTGTGGTCTCCACCTACAAAAGATTGAACATCAACTAAGGGGGCAGCAGCGTGGTTTTATTCTTCACGTTCTTGATTCTTTTTGACAGATGGGCTGACCCACCAGCAGCACGAAAAGCAAGGCGCAAGCGACGCGGGCGATATATGTGAATTAAACTTAAATCGGAGTAAAGGAGAATAACAATGAATTATCAGCAGACAGCGAGAGAGCTTGACGCACTGGACGAGCGCAGCGAGGAAATCAGCGAGAGACTGGACGAGATTGAGGAAGAACTTGAATACTTGGAGCAGGGAACAGACAGAACATACGAGCTACTGGACGAAAAAGAGGAACTTGAGCAGGAGCAAAAAGAAATTGAAGAGCAAAAAGCAGAATTGACAACGGACAGCTTTACGAGATGGGATAACGGTTTTTAAGTAGGGAAGGGGAGTACAAAACAATGGTTTCTATTTTGTGGGTTTTCATTCCTGCGGTCGTTATAGCAATAGCTGGCTGCATGATTTTGAGCGATGGTGAACTATGATAGAATTTATGCCAACGTTTGAAAGCGAGGAAGAATTCACAGAGTATTTTAAACGTGAGAATGAATTGTGCGACAAGTATGTCGGCAGTGATGGTGCATTGCATTTTGAGAGTGATGCGGATTTTGAAAATCTAGTGCGGCAGCTAATGCCAGAATACGAACATAGTTTTATATACGAGTAAAGCCTTTTGGTGTGTGTGAATATAGAAGCAGGGCAGGGGAGAGCGCAACAGCTTGAACCTGTCTTTGCTTTTGTCATCGTATAAGCAACAGGGAAGGGGAGAGGTCAATCGTCAATCGTTATATATAGCAATCGTATATAGTCAATCGTATCGTATCGTATATATAATATATAAAGCCGACTGGCAAGCCTAGCCCAGCCAGCGGCTCAGCCCAGCTCTGACCGGGTCAACCCGACAACGATGGGGTGGGGGAGATATTGATTATATAAAATTATGATTGATTGTATTGTAATAAGATTGATTATATATAATTATAATAATACTATAAATAGGATTATAACAATAATCCATATCTATGAGATAATAGTCTATGTTATATAACTTTGTGTTATGCTAGAATATAGATACATTAGCAAAGGAGATGCAAGGCATGGACATTATACAAAAGCACACAGCCCAGTTTTTCGGCACAATGCAGCATAACATCCGCCGCAGTGGCAAGATAATTTACACCGCACGCGGAGTTGCTAACTCCGATTTAGGGCTATATGCCAACGGGCAGAAGGTGCAGCGCGCCTTCAACTACAGCGCACAGCGCCGCAACAGTCTTCCAATACTTGACAGGGTTTTATACCGTTAAATGACGGTATAACGATAAAACACACACAAAAGGAGATTTTAACTATGACTTACACGGCGCACGAAATTCACGGCGGATATTATGAGACTTACAAGCAAGTAGAAGTTAGCGCAAGGTTGCGCTATATGCCGTATGCACAAGCCGGATGGCAGCGCGAGAAGGACAACTATTTTACAATGATTAGCTATTCTAGCCGTATTTTCACGGCACAAGTAACCGCGTTCGGCGTAGAAGAAATCAGTGTACGCAACGCTGATGCGGCTATAAATTACAGCCGAACGACTAGCCGCCAAGTGACCGCAGCAATGCGTGAAATAGGTTTGACCGATGCCACTATTGCAAGGCTGAAAAAGTGGTTTACAAGCGGTTCCAAGCACGTGACAGCCGTTTACATTGGACGCGGCGAGTGGATGGACGGAAGCACCGGCGAGGTGATAGAATGATTTTGACTTTGCTAGTGTTCCGTCTTTTCCGGTGCTGGCTAGGCGTAGGGCATGGATACAGGGCTAGATAATTCAGAGTTAATAGGGGGCGTCCCGCGTGGGGCGTCCTCTTTTTTGTGCTTTTGTGTGGCAGGGCAGGGGATAGCCGGGAAAATAGGGGCAGCTATGACGGTAGGGTAGGGGATAGGATGCAAAAGTATTTGACTATTTTAGGGCTTTTTGAGGTGCACCGCGTGACAACGGCATAGAGGGCATTTCTAGGCGTTCTTTTGTGCAGGTATAAACTTACATTCATAGCATAAAATAGCGCGTTTTTGGGGCGTTTCCGACGGTGTGGGCGGTATTATAGGGCTTTTGCAGCATTGCAAGGTGGCAAAATAGCAGTAAAGCGGGGAAATAGGTATAATTCAGAGTTGCGCATGGCACAGCACAGAGACGCGGCAGGGCAGCAGGCGGCAGCAGCCGGAGCGGAGCGACCCGGGGGCGGGGGTCTGCCGGGCCAGCCAGCCCTGTGTGTTATATTCTCTATGAAATTTATAATAAAAAAGACCATCTATATATTTATTATTATATATCTCCCCTGCTTATAGTTATATATTATATATAATTC